TCCTTGTAGTCCAGCATTTGGTCCTCCACGGAACCCACTTGCTACGGTTCCAATCCCTTGGGAAATTAGATCCAACCTACCAGCTTCTGCCATCTGTTGTAAGGCTTGTTGGTTTAAGCTAAATTGGCGTTCACCAGCTTCCAGTCCAAAGATGTCTGTTGGGCTAGGCGTCCCCGCAGCAGCTTGTCTTCCAATATCTCCAGCCAATGCCAGACCCGGTCCAAGATCCGCAGATCCAATAGCAGCTTGAGTGAATGGAGACATAGCGTATGCTTCCTGTTGTCCAATGTTGGAAGTGGTCTGACCAATCCCTAGTAAATCCTGTAGGTTCTGGGAGTATAGGCCACGCTCTTCCTGCATGATGTCCCCTATCTCTGTGGCAAGGGCGGCTGTATCAGTTCCTCTTCCTAATGCACCAAATCTGGCTCTTGTGGCTTGTTCCACCTGTTGCCTCTCGCGGCCAGTCAAACCCTTTTCTAGGCGTTCCTGTGATGTCTGGAAGGCACTCTGTAACCCCGGAAGAACTGTATCCCTCACTTGGCTTAGTCCTTGAATGGGGGCTGTTCCAGCAGCGGTAATATCTGCGTATGTCGCATCTGGACCTAGTCCAAATACATCAGCCAATGCACCTCGCTGCTGGCTTGATGTTTCCCTAGCAATATCGAAAGCTCCAATGTCGTCGCCTTCCATACCCAACACTTCTTGGGCGTATGCGGTTTGACCAGCACCAGTGACACCTGCCATCTGTTGGACAAAGCCTGGAATGTTTGCACTATATGCATCTCCAAATCCGCCAAGTTCTTGGAGTGTCCCCCCTTCAGCCATAGAAGACGGTATGATGCGACCCATCGGATCTAAAGTGTATGTTGGTGTGGTTGTTGTGGTTGGATCGTTCATATCGTCGTCTCCTGGTAAAGGTAGTGGTACTGTAGTTTCGTCGTCATCGTTGTTGCTAATTGCTAATGCTGCACCCCCTGCAAAAATTGGTCCGGGGCGGATGGTGGTATTGGTTCCTATGCGAAGCCCTCCGCCGCCGCGAGGCATGCTAGTTCTTGTGGTCTGGCCTGTTCCTAATTCTTGCACATCATCTAATGTGGCATACTGAGTATCTCTTGGAGGTGGATCTTCTGAAGGTGGATCTCCAAACTCAGGACCTCCGAATGTAACCTCGTCCGGTTTATCCAAATCAGAAAGGTCCGCTCCATCTTTCTTTAAGTTATCAAAAACCGAATCAGGTGTTTTAGCTGGGTCGGGTATACCTTCTTCATTGGCTAATCCATATGGATCCGCCAACGCTTCGTCTAAAAGGCGTTGCTGCTCTTCTGGACTCAAAGCAGCATAGCTCTCATAGTCCATGCCTACCAGATTTGCATCCCTACTCAGGTTCGCGTCTCTCCCCTGAGGGCGAGTAAAATCTCTAAGACCTTCCCAAGAAGCCACTTCTGATGGACTACCGAATCCGCTTTGCTGTAATATCAATGGGACTGCCATTATATTTATCCTTCTAAGGTTTGCACTCTAGCTTCCAAAGCCTCGATCTTAGCTACAGCTTCTTGCAATGCTGCTGTCAGGAGCGGTACTAGTTTAGATTGGTCGATGCCTTGATATACTGGATTCCCCTCATCGTCTACTTGGTCTTTCTCACCACTGATAGATTCTGGAACTACTGGACTTACTTCATGAGCAAAGAAACCATCTACTACTTTGCTTGGGTTCCGTGTAAAATTAAACCTATAAGGCTTAAGTTCTTTTAGGCGATCAATGCCATCTGTAATATCTACCTCGTTTTCTTTTAATCTATAATCAGATGTACTGTTAAAGTGAATGGTACTGTCGGTAATGCTAATGTTTCCTACAGGATTTGAAGCCTGCGGAGAAGAACCGATTCCGGTACTTGTATCCCTAAAATAAACAACAGCTAGTTGAGTAGGACTGGCAGGAGCGTCTGCTCCAATGTTCATGCAGTTGCCGTTACTTCTTCCAATGTGAATAGTTGAACCTTGAGCAGTCTGCTCTATTTCAGCCCCGTAAGTCCCAGCATAGTATCCCGGAAGACGTGCCTGTGTCCCGCTGATATTATGAAGTACCTCGTCGTCAAGCGTTAGCTGACCAACAAATCTACCAGTTCCATTTACATCCAGTTTAAAAGAAGGTGTATCATCGCCAATGCCAACATTTTGGCTTTGATCTATAAACAGTGCAGATGTTCCAACACTCCCTGCACCAGCTCCACCTGTAGCAATCCTCAAGGCACCACTTGAATAAGTAATAAATTGAACAGAGCCAGTGCTGTCTGCAAGTTCTATGTAAGCCGTTTCGTCCGTAGATTCGAACAACGCTACTTGATTGATAGCTCCAGAGTTTACATCAAGAGTGTGACTAGGAGTCTCAGTCCCGATGCCGACGTTGCCATCGGCGCCAAGCAGAGTCATTACCCGCGACGGAGCAGCCGATCCGTCGGTTGATAAATTTAAGCCAATGATCGACCCGTTCGACGCAGCTCGCTCTGAACTTATAGTCGATGCCGAATTTGAAGTTTGAGAAGTGCTGTGAACCATTCGGATTGCGGTCCCTGTTCCTTCCGATGAGGATGCTGTATTTGCGATAAGCAAGCCCGTGGATATAGCGGCATCAGATTCTGCCCGAATATCAAGTTTGTGTTGTGGCGTTACAGTATTAATACCTACATTGCCAGAGGAATCAATCCGCATACGTTCAGTTTGATTGGTGTCAAAAACTAAATTCCTAGTATTTTTAGCATTAAACCCCCAATCTAAACTAGAACCTCCGTTCCCGTTTGTTTTTATTTCTAAGCCATCCGCAATGTCTCCATTACCAAAAACCGCTATAGTTTCAGCAGTATCTGAATTAGGGCTTTTTACATGCAGCAACTTTGTTGGAGAAACTTCTCCAATACCTACTTCACCGTCTGAGTTAATTACAACACTTGAAGACGAACCATCAACTGGCCGAAATACATGAACACCTGCATCATAATAAGCATTGTTACGGATACTCTCAGTAGCATGATTTGATCCGTATAATTCAATATTTGCACCATCAGTATCTCCACCTTTAAGAGTGAGGTTTCCAGTATTTCCAGATTGCTTAACTGACCCATCTACCGAAATATCTCCAGATGCTGAAAGGGTAGTAAACGCTCCAGTTCCTCCAGTGACATTCCCTGTAATATTACCCGTTACATCGCCAGTAACATCGCCAGTGTAACCACTAGATGATGACAGTGTAGTAAACGCTCCAGTGCTAGGGGTGGAGGCACCAATCGGTGCATTGTTCAATGACCCACCAGTCAGCACCTTTCCGGTTAAGCTACTATCCATGCTAAGGACGCCTGTAGTGCCGTTGACCGACAGCCCAGTACCAGAACTTACCGCTGTCGTGTTAAGGATGGCGTTATCGATTAGGTTGTTTAGTGAATCAGATGTGATTTGATCTCCATCTGAAAATGCACTAGTTGTATTTACAAGTATTGTTCCCATTATGTTGCCTCTTCTAAGTTTCTAAATGTTGTAGCTCCAGCCACCTTCACTGCTCTAAGTTTTGGCCTGCCAGCAGTGGTGACCAATTCCATCTGTAATCCGTAAGCTCTTCTGTTTCCAATTCGGCTCCTCAAAGAATAATCCTCACCAGCGGCCAAGGTGTTTCCTCCATTAAGAGATTGGAGAGTTCCAAGACTTAGGGTGCCATCTATATTCTCGACTATCCCATTTACGATGGCATCACTACCAAGCTCTGGGCTTGATTCTATATGGAGTTCGAAATTGTTCCACTTTTTTCTATCTATGCTAGATAGGGTGTACATTCTAGTACGAGCGGTGGCTCCCACCGTAGCCTTCACTGTGGGCTGTCCCACTGCTGGGACATATTCATCCTCTGACCCGGTAGATGCATCTAGCTTATGAACACCTCCATTGGTATTTACCGCATACACTCCACGATTGGAACCCTTGCCTGCGACGATGAGATGGTTGTATTCCCATTGAGGGTTTGATACACTGTCTATAGACTCCCAGTTTTTATTTACAAAATTGTATATGACCACTTTGTTATTGGAGGTCGAGGATCCAAATGGAGCAGCTAGATAATATCTATTGTTAAAATAGACGCCCACAGCCTTATCGGCATGTTCTTGATTGATTCCCTGTATGGTAGCTTCAATAGTGGATGATATTGGAAGGTCGCGTCCACGAAGATTATACAGGTCTTGGAAGTCTACACCATATATTCCATTGTCGGACAAGAATATCAAATTGTTTCCCACTTGGACGATGCTTCTGCGAGCAATGCATCCCACCTCGTTTGTGATTAGGGTGCTGACAGAATCCTTTAACACCAAGCTATTGCTTACTAAGTGAATACTGTGACGATTGAATACTACCAGTTTGTCTTCAGAAAAGGAATGGAAGCCTACTAGGAAATCTGATGTTCCTGCATTAAACCGAAACTGTCCATATATCCTATCGTATGTATCTCCATCCAGTATCTGAGAGAAGATGGCCTCGTCCCTTACGGCACGATCAGTGATAGTCGGAGACGCATTGGTTCCGTCAATATCATACCTGTATGGCATGACCAATCTGCGTTGGTGATAGGTGGCAAATGGGGGAGCTGGCATATGGGAATATCCCAATCCGCTAGAAACCACCCGAGTAAATACAGGTGTCGCGGTTAGGCTATCACCATCGGTGACATGTTCATCTATCTGACCCGACTCAATATAAAAATCAAACCCATGAGCTAGTGACAAAGTTTCGTCTCCACTCAAAGATGTGCTTGGGTTTTGTGGGACGTAAAACGTAACGTCTGCTGCACTAACTTCTGCAATAAATCGGGATCCATCTATCTTGGCATCTCCGAATCCCGCAATATCTATGGGATAGCCTACGCTCAAACCGTGACCAGCAGCCGTAACAACCACTTTATACAGCCCATCAAACTCACCTCCAGATATAGCAGTCGCTGAAGCGGCGGATATAGATGTTGCGGCACCCCCTGTAAAGACCTCGGCCACATTAAATGAGGCATCTATTTTTAGTCCAGATGTCTGGTCAGTATCTATGGTTTTTGGACCTATTACGGATATGACATCGCCCACGGCTACGCCATCAGACTGATGGACAACACCTCGATTTTCTATGATGGCAAATTCGCCAGATTCACAAACTATTTGAGTGGGCTGTTGGTATTCACCACTATCAACCAAAGTGAATGTGGGGGATCCTGTGAGGTCTCCGTCCCATTCCATTGCTACATCTCCATCCCGGAATATGTACACCTTATTAAATGCCTGGATGGCTGTAGCATTGAAAGCAGTTTCTCCCAGGGGATATGTTATAGATGTAGAAGAACCATCAGATGCCTTAACAGCCGCAGCCCCGGTGCTACCTATGCACAGTAGATAGGATTCGCTATCATTGTTGGGGTCACTGTACTCGATGGAATATTGTATGCTGCTTGAAGCCAAGTCATCCAGTGTCGGACCCTGTACGGTGCCGTATACGTTGATGGTGGTTAGACCGCTAACGGTCACCCTAATCGTACTGGCATCCACCCAATCAATGTTGTAGTTTCCGTTGATGGAGGAATTTCCATCCCATCCTGTTAAATGTAAGACAAATCCATCCCAGTCGGCTTCAGACAATCCATGAGGGCTATTAAACACAATGGTAAGTACACCTGTGCCGGCGTCCACGGATGAGGAGCTGGAGTTGACAGATGGAAGTGCCGTATCCAATATCCTCACCTTGGATGTATCAGCATCGTGGGAATAAAGTACCGCTGCGGCGAAAGGAGCGGCCAGATAATCCATAGCCTTCCTTACCTGCCACTCGCCATTGACATCCATCCGACCATTCTCGGAAACCGTTAGAAACCCTGGGGATAGTTGGTCTGGACGTAGTCTATTGTTAAACCCAACAAACCCCACATCGAGTTCCTCTGCGATGCGATCGTCTACCTGACCATAATTGTCGTATCTAGCCATTAGCAGTTCCAAGCCCTGCGACTCCAGTAGTTCGCAGACAACTTGTTTTTCTTACCTTTTATTCCACCTGACCTAGCACAATAGGACTTCTTCCTAGCCGGGTTACTCTTTTTGATAGTCATATTAGAATCACCAAAACGCACTATCCTTTCCTCCCCACCTTGGCAGGCTTTCACGACGAACTTCTTCCCGCCAGAAACCTGTCTTCGCGGGACGTTACACTTCATGCTTTTCTTATTTATTGCCACG